CACCGGAACCACCCCTAGATACACCATAATTTACTATGGTGTACTCTGGCCCGTAATTTATTGCGTAGTCATGGTAATCCGAACTGCTATTACTGGTTAATGCTACTCCTTTTTCTGAAACTATTGTTCTAAGACTACCTACTGCTAGTATCGGGGAGGCTCCGCTAATCAAGTTTATCTTAATCCCGCCTACTGCTGCCATTAGTAGTTGTGAAGACATTGGATTACTCCAATTAATCCCAACAGCCTGTTGCGGCTGAGTAGTTCTAACCCTAGACCGAAGAATACCAGACATTATGCTGTGGTAACTTCTGACACATAAACTTCACCAGATGCTAGTGCAGCACCCGTTGCGTTCTTAGCAACAATTTTAAAGCGTTGGGGTATAAACCCAAGTGCAGAGAATAGGCTGAACGCTTTTCGACTAACTTGTGAAGTCGTAGTTACAGGTACAGTTCCAACAAAAGTCATATTGGTTTCATCTGTTGCATTTGGTGTTGCTGGCGATTGATATGTTGTACCCCCATCAAGAGACACTTGCACAAACACAGCGACAAACCCCGAAGTTGTGCCAGTGCCTGTTGCAGCAACTTCGACTACAACATCAATAGGGCTATTTGTAGCCGCATTGTATGCAGACGATTGGGCATAAGAGGTATTAGCCAAAGTGCCCATTGATAGTATTGTTGCGGATTTTGTAGAGATTGGCATTGTCATAATTAGCCCCTTAATGCTTTAGCAATCGCCAGAATAGAACAATCTAGCCCTAATTGTTCTGCTCTTGAGATAAGTTTTTGCGACAACGCCAAAACAGTAAGCTTGTGTGTTTCAGTAAAATCAGGTATTAACTCGTCTGCAACTAATCCGTCTAAAATAACAGTAAACTTGGCTAATATTATTGAGTTTGATAAATCGAAACTATCAAAATCATCTAGGGCTAAAGTAGCTTCCCGACAAGAGGGTGTATTACTGTCTTTGATAGCCAGTCGTAAACCAATTAATGACAAATACTGCTTAATATCATGTGCCTGTAATTGCCCATTGCCAACAATATCTTTACGGTTAAGGATAGCAGAGATAGCCCCGTCATTTCCAGCTAGGATAAACGGCGCTATCTCAGCCGCCAGTGGGCCGTTGGTGAGTTCATCATAGAGTGACATATTGCGTCCTTATGTTCGTGGGTGAGTTCGTCGTTCCCTTATCTTCGGGTATGCTGTATCGGAAATTTGCTGTAGAAAACATGTAAAATGATACTTAGCCGCGATTGAAAACACTAGGTATGTCAAAAGCAGGAGAAAAATAGTGGTCATTATTTTACAACCTCCAAATACTTAAATAATAACGCTACGATAGCGCTCGCAGCCATAGCGTAGCCGATAGCCCTATTCTGAAAAGCTAATAGGGCTTCTATCTTTACGTCTTTCTTATCACATCGGTTTTCTAATTGATCGACCCGCTCTTTAATAACCGCTATTTCAGCGTCCATCAGTACATCCTTATCTCAAGTGGAATATCGGTTTGGCGTTCTCGCATAACGGAAGCGGGTATTCTGACCCCGAATCTGTCTTCGAACAGTTGTAAATCTCGCATCGATCGTTTCGGGTCGAAGGTATCGGCGTCTTTCTTAAGATAGGCCAATCCAGTAATGCCGAACACCAAGTCAGGGTGCCAGAACTCGTCCATCTCTGGAACCGCGTCACTATCTTCTAATAGCGCCGGCAGTCTCGTTACGTCCAGCATAGCCGTATCTGCTATGGATGGGGTGTTGATGAAGGTTATTGTACGTATGAATGTTCCAGCATAGTCGCCTAAACCAGCAGTCGTCTGATCTAATGCGTATGCGTGGGGGGTTCCGGTCTGCGTCACCACAGGTCGGTAATCGCGTTGCGCCCTAAAGCTGGTGCGACGCAAAGTATTCGAGGGTCGGGAGGTCAAGTAAACAGCGTTTACTTCCATAATAGAACTCGGTAACGAGTATTTATTTGTCCCTGGGATCAAGGTAATGGCTACATCATCTTGAATAGAAAGGGTTGCCCTGACAGCAGCATCCCTTACCGTATCATTTATGTAGTCCAACAATTCACTGTCAGACCACAAATAGGGTGCCAACTCGTCGTCGAGTCTTGCTCTCGCTCGGCGGCGAAGGTCGGCTAAAGTCAACATGTTAAATTAGGTCGTCTGTAGCCGTTACTTCGGCTTTAGTGACTTTCTTTTTTGCTACAGGAGCATCCACTACCAATTCGCCGGTTTCTGGGTTTATCTCTTGTTCTTCAGCATTAAAATACGACTCCCCTTGAACAAAAGAAGCGGGGTGAAACCCACATACTGTTCCAAAAGGTTGTGTTTTATCAAAAATGGCCATTGCTCTTATCCTTTCTGCCGGTTACTTTTGTAATGTTTGGCACTTCGAGGTCTTCATACTGTCTGCCGCCGCCATAATATACCCCTAGCGAGGCATCCGCATACGCCGATCCAGTGGAGCCATCCGCGCTACCGAGGTCGATAACCCCTGTTTCCAGGGAGCTATCGACTTTGTTAGCGTTGTCATCCACTAAGTACGGTGTGTCGCTACCTAGTTGACAAAACATTACTTAATACCGAAACTTAAATCCGCCGCTACCGGCAGGGGTGTCAGAACATTCCTGGCGAAAAGTTTCACCATGGGTTTTTTGTTCCGGTTGAAGTTCGGCACGGGGCAGGCTTTCAACCATACCTAATCCGGACTCAACGCCTGCTACTGAACCTGACTTTGCAGCTGGGTTAGTAGTTTGCTTTGTGTTGCTTGTATCTGCATTACGCATTGCTTTCTCCTAAAAGAATTGAGTGGGTTGGTTTAGAACCAATCCAGAGTTACTTCCGCGATCGCTGCTCCAGCAGGTGCGCCGCCAGTAGAAGCTGTCAGTGTGATCAGGATAGGCCCGAGCACTTCTGGAGTAGTTGTTCCAGCCACGATAGTGTTCGCAGCGCCCGTTAAATCCAAAGAACCGTACAGTGGATTCGCGCCTTTTTTAAAGTAAGTGCTGAAACCTACTGCACTGCTCACTGGGGAGGGTGTGCCTGCGGTACCGAAGTTCATGCTACCTAAAGCATTCACGTTACCTGCTACGCCTACGCCTAAAATAGCGGGGGTAGTAGTGCCGACAAAAGCTGTGGTTACGGAAGCTTGAATGTCGACGACTCGGCACTGGTTAGTACCTTGTGGTGGTGCGACAGACCAAGTTGCAGTAGTCGCGCCTGCGACAGTCCGCGTATAGGTCACTCGTTTTGGTTGTGTATAAGCCATTTTGTTTACCTTATTTGGTTGTTTGTATGCTTCATGACGCAAGAGTCATGAAGCATACTTTCTTTTCAGAAAATTGACAGTTTTTAGGCCGCCGAATCCCATTTGACTATGCGGGCATTTGCGGCATCGGGGTGTGACAAGCCGAAACCTTCCAAAGCATACCAAGCGATACCACGGCCACGGCCATAATCGTCTGGGATTTTACCGCGAATTTCTTCAGGGATGGCAACGCCTTCTGCAACAGTGTCTCCGCCCATGAAATAAATCCAATCGGACTTAGTGTTGTTCCAGGCATCCGCTGTTTCAGTTTGCGGATTGTAGGTAGTGCTGTCAGCAGCTCCGCCCGCAGCGATATGTGTTTGCTCGATAAAACGAACACCACGGTAGCGACCAATTTCACCGTTTTTGATTTGTGCTAAACCAGTTTCAGTGTAAGTTTGGATGCCTTCCAAGTCAGATTTAAGCTGCGCGAAGGTAGAAGGACGTGCAACGCCCAAATAATCGCCGTTCTCATAAGCTGGGATGCCGCGTTCTTTCATCAACGTAGAGATCAACTCAACGTGGGTTTTTTGAAAAGCTACGTTGTTGGTAGTAGTCGCAGTACCGTTTGTAACTAAATCCAAAGCGGTTGTGCTTGTACCTGAAGTAGGAGTTACTCGCAACGGAGTCGCGTTGAACTGAGTCCAAGCCGCGATGTCGAAAGTTTCCGCTACGTCGATTTTCAGTAACTTACGGATGACTTCTTTGATCGGTTGTTCAGACAGATCATCCAGCTTACCTGTATAAGGTACCGCTTGGCCGAATTCTGTCATCTTACCGGAGTATTGGGCGACCTTGAAGCCAGTTTCAGGCATTCTTTCGGTTTCGTCCAAAGCTCGGCCTTTTTGAGCCAGCTTAGTGTAGACGTTCCAGTACCACTGTTCGCCGCGACCTTTACCGATTAACGGTTTGCCATCGGCATCGTTTTCTTTCACATCACACAACTGACGCCATTTGACTACTGGAAGATTTTGCAATCTTAAGTATTCAGATAGGTTAGGTGCCCACATATATCCGCCTTCATCGGCGACTGACCAGATTTGTCCTGCCATTTCAATACCTTACGTTATTATTGGGGTAAAACCCCGTTGGGTTATCCGCTTTTATACGGGGTTCTACTTCTGATTCCTTGACGCCTTCATAGTCTCAATCGCGCTGGCGCGAGTTGGGGCTTCTGCAGGTGGCTCGGGTTCATTTTTTGCAGCTGCACTAGGTACAGCTTGGATACCTTCTTTGCTGGCCGTGCGCTCAGCCATATCGGGTAAAGCTTCTTCCATCATAGGAGCAGGAGCTTCTTCCATCATAGGAGCAGGAGCTTCTTCCATCATAGGAGCCGCATCAGGGTATAACTTCGCTACCGCTTTACGAATAGCATCTGAAGGACTCATGCCTTCACTACGGTAAAGATCGGATAAAGTTAATGCCTCGTTCGCTTCCAGACCATCTTGCCCCAATTCAGGATGCTTCGCCGCCAATTCATTACAGGTATTGAGATAATCCTGTTCTTCTTGAGCTGCGTTAGCGTCTGACTTAGTGCGGTGCATGTTTTCGGAGTATCGGTGCTGCTGCAACTTTTTGTATAAGTCCCTTGCCGTTTCAACGTCCCCGAAAGACAGTGCCGTGTGGTACTGATCAATCAAAGAATCGTGGTCTTCGCCTTCGGGAGCTTGGTACTGATCAAGAGGCGCGTGGTTAGGCTCTGCATCTTCCTCTTTAGCAAATTGTTCGATGGCGCCGGAATCTTGGTGCTGTGGTTCCGCTGCCTCTTCTTCAGCGAATTTATCTATGGCCGTTGCTTCTTCAGCTGCTTCTTCGGCAGGAGTTTCCGCTGCTTCTTCGGCAGGAGGTTCCGCTGCTTCTGGAGTCAGCATTTCTGCTTCTTTTTCTGCTTCTGCGACGATACCGCCCGCTTGGACGCCATCTTCTATGTCTACGCCTGCATTTCGGTTAGCGCTGCGCTTACCGGCTCTGCTTCTGGCTTCGTTATTCGGATCATTCTTCAT